CAGGCCAGGCCAGGGGGGGGGGCCCAGGCGCTGTCAGTGACAATGGGTGTTTCATCCATAATTTTACCTTCCAAACATACCCGATATCGTATTTCCGTATTTACTCTATCTCAAACATGCCGAGCTCATAAAAAATTTTAAGAAGCTAATTTTTAACTCCGATACTGAATAGCTGGACTGGAGGATCCTCCTTGGGGATGGAAATTCCTAGTAAAAAATTTTGTAAATTTTTGTAATTTCCTATTTACTTTCTGAGAATTTTATGGTATACTAATTTTGAGCAACCAGGTATGGAGAAAATTATGAGTCTTACACCCCAGGAAGAAGCTCAGATTCAAAATTTGTCTGAAGGTTTGTCACAAGAAGAAGTATTGGCCTATCTTGGTAAAGAACCTTCGGATTATACTGAAGAACAATGGATTCAATTCCAAAAAGCTTGGAAACGCGGACGTACAATGTTTAAAGTCCACGCAGTAACTAAGCTGAAAGAATCTATGTCTGGTAGGAATGGCTTGCAAGCTTCCCTTGCGGCACTTATTAGGTTTGCTGATGATTGGCCCGAAGGATCCGACTTGGAAGATAAATTGGGTTCAACTAAAAGTTTCAGAATAGTTTTGGATGACTGAAATTGTTTATCACGCAAGTCCTACCGCGTCAAAATTTCACAAGGATGAAAATTTTGTACGCGGTCTTATTGGCCCAATCGGCTCAGGTAAATCTGTAGCTTGTTGTTGGGAGATATTGCGTCGTGCTTGTAAGCAAGTGCCTAACGAATTAGGTGTGAGAAAATCTCGATGGGCGATTATTAGAAATACCTACCGAGAATTAGTCGATACCACTATGGAAACTTTCTTTGATTGGTTTCCAAAAGAACTTGGGTTGTGGCGTGCACAAGATATTAAGTTTACGCTTAAGCGCACACTAGATGATGGAACAACCTTAGAGCTAGAAGTGCTATTCAGAGCACTTGATCGTCCAGATGATATTAAGAAATTGCTCTCATTAGAACTAACAGGAGGTTGGATTAATGAGGCAAGAGAAATCCCAAAAGCAGTGCTCGATATGCTTATGGGACGGGTCGGACGGTATCCATCTAAACGAGATGGTGGAGCTTCTTGGTTTGGTGTTATTATGGACACTAACCCGCCTGATACAGACCACTGGTGGTACAGAGTTTTTGAAGAAGAAAGACCGGATGGTTGGAGCTGTTTTAGACAACCTTCAGGTGTTGGTCCACTTGCTGAAAATATCCAGAATTTACCGTCAAATTATTACAAAAATATGATGTCTGGAAAAGATCAAGCTTGGATAGACGTGTATATACATGGTAAATATGGATTTGTAATGGACGGCAAACCAGTCTTTCCAGAATACAAAGATGATATTCACGCATCTTCTAACTTAATTGAAGTCCCCAAAAATGCACTGATTTATATTGGAGTAGATTTTGGGCTAACACCAGCAGCTGTATTTGGATTTCAAACTGCCGCGAAGCGTTGGATCATCTTTGATGAGATTGTAACTGAGAATATGGGTGCAGCGTCTTTTGCAAAAGAATTAAAGCGCCATATAAACCATTATTACTCTGCGTACAAACTTGAAATATACGGTGATCCTGCAGGAGAACAAAGATCTCAAGCGGATGAAAACACACCGTTTCAAGTATTGGACGCAAATGGTATTGTAGCTTGGCCCTGTTACACTAATGATCCAATTATTAGACGTGAAGCAGTAGCAGGCACAATGCTAAGAATGGATTTTGCTGGCAATCCCGGTTTCCTCTTGGGGCCTAAGGCAATTATTCTGAGAAAGGCTCTTGCTGGAGGCTACAAATATAAACGTTTGCAAGTTTCTGGCTCAGATAGGTTTATGGACGCTCCGGATAAAAATAGATATTCACACGTTGCTGATGCCTTGCAGTATCTTATGCTTGGGGCTGGAGAAGGCTCCAATGTCATTGGGGGTTACGGCAATATTGCCATTGATTACGCAAAATCTGATAGGCGCATTGTATGAGTGATGATAGAATCCTGTCTATTATAGCCAGCGAACTATCAATGGCAAACAACAATTTGCCTGATTTCGAGCAGCCACTATCCTACTACCTTGGCCGTCCAAATGGCAAGGAAACAGACGGCGGCTCAACTGTAGTATCCACCGATGTGGCTGATGCAATTGAATGGATCATGCCACAGATCATGAAGTCATTCACTCAGAACAATGAGATTGTTATTTTCGATCCAGCTCATGAAGGTGATGAGCGCCAGGCAGAGCTTGAGTCTGAATATGTCTATGAAGTATTGATGAAGCAGAATGATGGATTTATCATTCTTCATCAGTTTGTCAAAGATGCCCTTCTCCAGCGGAATGGCATTCTTAAAGTGTACTATGCCAAAGAGTTCTTTGTCAAAATTGGAAATTACACTGGGATTACAGAAGAACAACTTCAGGTTCTTATTGCTGCTGACGGGGTGGAGTTGATTGAAAAGTCTGAGTATGTTGATGAGGCACAGACTGCTCAGAAAGTTCAATTGATTCAGCAGCAATTTCAACAGGTCGGTCCGCAGTTATCAGCACAGCAACGGCAGGCATTACTGTCTGAGATGAATCGACCTGTCTTTTTATACGATGTCAAAGTCTCAGTAACCAGGGAACGTGGCAAAATCTACATTGATCCTGTTGCTCCTGAGGACTTCAGGGTGAATGCCAACCATAACTCTATAAACTTGTCCAATGCGCGCTTTACTGCACATATGATGCAGAAAACTGTCAGCGAGTTGATCAAGTATTATGGTGTTACTAAGGCTCAGGCAGACACTTTCCCTGATAGTTCAACTGATTATGACAAGGAATACAGATTTTCTCTGCAGAATGAGACAATCACTGAGTCTGATTCTGCTGATGAGTCACAAGCTCTGAAGGATGTTGCAGAGTGCTTCATGGAAATAGATGTGGATAACACTGGCATTTCCAAGAAAATGAAGATCACCGTCATTACAGATGGTGATGTGCCAACTGATATTATTGGGATGGATGAAATCGAGGATTATCCTTGGGTTTCTACTACTGCATTCCTGATGTCCCACAAGTTCATGGGTTTGTCTATCTTTGATCGTCTTAAGCAATTGCAGGACCAGAAAACTGCTATCTGGCGTAACATTCTTGACAACATGTATCTCCAAAATAACCAGCGCACTGCTGTTGTTGAGAACCAGGTAAACATTGATGACCTGCTGATCTCGCGCCCAGGCGGAATAGTGCGTGTCAAGCGTCTTGATGCTATTATGCCTATTGCTACGCCTCCGCTTGGGCAAGAATCTTACAACATGCTTGAGTATCTTGACCGTGTTCGAGCAGGGCGCACAGGCGTAGATCCAGACGGGAATGCCACTCCTACCAGTATTGGAGACAGAGTTGGGTCCCAGGGTGTAGATAGGCTCCTTAATGCCAAGGAAGAACTTGTTGGTCTGATTGTCAGGGTCATCGCTGAAACAGGCATTAAGCCACTTTGTGTCAAGATACGTGATCTGGCTATGCGGCATATTGATGCTGTTGTAGACTTCAGATTCCGTGGCGTATGGCAAAAGATTCAGCCTAGTGCTTGGTGTGATAGAACCAGTTCTACTGTTCGTGTAGGTACTGGATCAGGGAATCAGGCAGCCAAGATTGCTGCTATAACCCAGGTGCTGGCTATTCAGGAAAAGATACTGGCTAACCCTAGTCAAACACTGTTGTCTCCAAAGAATGTATTTACAGCAATTGATGACTTTTGTAAGTTCTCTGGTCTTAATGGTGCTTCACGGTATTTCATGGATCCTGAGTCTCCTGAAGGGCAGCAGATGGCACAAAGTGTTCAGCAAATGACTGCTATGAATAACCAGAAGCAAGAAGAGATTCAGCAAGTCATGCTTAAATCTGAACTTGCTATCTCGCAGGCAGAAGTCACAAAAGCTAACTCTCAGCTTGATTCAATCAAGTATAAGGCTATGGCAGAGGATGCCAAGCTTAAACTTGATCGCATCAATTTCATTCATAGTGCTGAACTGGATTCTCTTAAACAGCAGCTTGAAGAAGCCAAGGCTGTGGCAGAGCGGTATGGTAAAGATGCTGAGCTTCAGTTCAAGTATGACAACATGAACACTCTTGCTGCTATTGAACTCACCCGTATTGAGGCTGAGAAACAGGCTCAAGAGAATGAAAATTACATGGCTAATAAAGCAACGGTGAACTCATGAACGACGCAAAGATTGAAAAGCTTGAACTTGAAGTAGAGCTTGGCCAAAGAGCACAGCGTAGTTATAATGATTTCATCAAAGACTTTATTGAGAACAAGAGAAAGGATTTGTTTCAATTTTTCTGTGAGATAAGTGTCAGCGAACCTGAAAAGCTTCTGGAAGTCAAGAGACTGTATATGGTACTTGAGTCATTGGAGCATGAGGTGCTGGCCATTATTAACACAGGTAAACTGGCAGCTAAAACATTGGAAGGTGTGTAATGGGTAAACTAGAAAGTCCTCAAGTCAATGCAGTAGCAACTCCTACGCGGAAGCCTGATGCATTGGAAGAGATTGGGGCGTTGCTTAATCCTGTTGAACCAGAGCAGGATGACGAAGAAGTTGGTGGTGAAACCGAAGAAACTGATACTGCCGAAGATGAGCAAACCAGCGAGTCTAACGAGCAAGAATCATCTGAGGAAGAATCCAGCCCTTCTTGGGAATCTGTACTTGGAATTAAAGAGGAACAACTCAGCTTTGATGATGATGGCAACCTCAAAGGGGTTAATGTCAAAATCAACGGAGAAGTCTCTACAGTAAAGGTACAGGATCTTATTGCTGGGTATCAAATTAACAAAGCTTTGACGCAGAAGCAGCAAGCATTTGCAGAAGAGCGCAAAGCGTTTGAGGCCCAAGCAAAGAGTTTGGAACAAGTCTACAAGACAAAACTTGATAATGCAGAGGTATTTCTCAACTATCTTACCTCTAGGACTGTCTCTGAGTTTGAGGCGATTGATTGGAACAAGTTGCGTACTGAGAACCCTGCAGAGTATGCTGCAGCAAGGCAGGATTACGCAGCAAGAGCCCAAGAGTTGCAGCAAGCTCAAGAAGCTATGGCGCAAGAGCGTGAACAGTTGGGAAGGCAAGAGGCTGAGAAGATGACTCTCGCTCATCGAGAGCATTTGAAACAGCAGCGAGAAAAGATGCTGATGAACAACCCTACTTGGAATGATCCAGAAGTGTTCAAAAAGGACATGACTGGAATGAAGTCATTCTTGAGTGATAAGTATGGGTTCACAGACGCTGATTTCGCTCAAGTATCTGATGCTCGTTTGATTGAGCTTATCAAGGATGCCAAGAGGTATAACGATGGTGCTTCTGTCGCCAAGAAGAAAGTATCTGTCCCAGTTCCGAACTTTCAGAAGAGTGTTGGCAGAGTTGCAAAACCTGTCTCAAAATTGGCAAAATTGACTAAACAGGCAAAACGTGCCACTGGAGCAAACAAACGAGATGCCCAGGCGGCTGCAATAACTGAACTTCTTACAGGTGGTTTATAATGGCTTCGACAAATTTGGATGCTGCAGATCTTAAAGGTGTAACAAAAGGTGGTCTTATTCGTGAAGATGTAATGGATAAGATCTGGGATATTTCTAAGATCCCGCTCCCATTCACTGACATGGTTGGCTCTACCAGTACCAAAAACTCTTACAAGGAGTGGACGACTGATGAACTGGCCGCACCGGATGTTGCAAACGCTGTCATTGACGGTGCAGATGCCTCTGGTAATGACACGGCTACTGGTCATCGTGTTGGCAACCATTGCCAAATTTCTGACAAGATTGTGCGGGTGTCATACCGTGCTGATGCTTCTGATCTTATTGGTCGTACTAAGGAGCTTGCTTACCAACTTATGCGCCGCCAGCAAGAGCTGAAGCGTGACGTTGAAGCAATTGCTCTTTACAACCAGGCCTCGGTTGCAGACAACGGGAGCAACACTGCTGGTAAGGCTGGTGGCCTTCCCTCTTGGATTAAAACCACGCATATCAATGGTACTGCTGGTGGATTCAACCTCAGCACTGGTCTTACCGTTGCTCGCACTCCAGATAATGCAGCAGTAGCTATTACTGAGGATAACATCCGCGATGCCGTAGAATCCATCTACAATGAAGGTGGAGATCCTACCAAGCTGATGACTGTTCCTGCGATTATTCGCAAGATATCTGAGTACCTGTTCACCGCTTCCGCTCGTGTTGCTACCATCATGAGTGACCAGGGCAAGAGCAGGGAATCAGCAGCTGCGCTTGGTTCTGTGAACGTCTTTGTAACGGACTTTGGAACTCTCACCATGGTTCCGAACCGTCTGCAACAGACCTACACTGCGACCACTACTGCGGCAGATGTCTTCATCCTTGATCCTGAGTACATCTCTCTGTGCTACCTGCAGGGTTATCGTACTGATGTCCTGGCCAAGACTGGTCTTGCTGAGAACCGTCAGATGTCTGTTGACTGGACTCTGGTTGTTAATACCGAGAAAGCCCATGGCATTATCGGTAACATCAGCACCACTGCTGCGATGACTGCATCTTGAGTGGGAGGGTGGTTATGGATGCTGTAATAAAGTCTGAGATACTCTTTGACGAGAGTGCTGAGAAACTTATACACCGTACCACCCAGCCAACTGAGAGCATCATCCTTGACAGGAACAGCGAACTGCGTAAGAACCCAGGTGCCATACGGGACCTGGGTGACAAGGCAAGAGGTGGCACTTGGGGAAGGCAGATAGCATGTATCCCATTCATATTGTTTGAAAAAGCAATACGTGATGGGTATCAGCTTAATGCTAAAGACTCCAAGTTTGCCGCTTCTGAAATGCATAGATTTTTGATGTCTCCTGAAGGCAAGACCTGTTTAGTGAGGGACTGAATATGGCTGGCAAGATCGCGGAAATTCGTATTGCACGATGCGTTTGTGATGGTAGAGAGGCCCATGCAGCAAGCTGGCCTGTAGCGGCAGTAAACCCATTTGGGACAACCGCTTCCCAACTTATGATGCCTGAGAACATTGCATGGCGCGCAGGTCATGATGCATATGATGGCGCAGGTGTAGTTGGACCAAGGGATGCCTGTGCTATTCCTCCCAAGGTGGTTGGATAATGTATGCCATTCATCATGATGCGCGGCGGCACTGCAAAAGGGCCAGTTGCGTATAAAACTGGCCGCAAGTACCCCAAAACTA